CATTGCTAAGCTCTACCTCATAGCTTTCATCAGTTATGTTAGTTATTTTGAACTCACAGTTACCATGCACATCATCAAAGTCAAAATAAGCTACTTCAATTCCTATTGTTACTTGCATATCATAAATATTAAAGTGTGATACATTGCCACCATGGTACCCACGACCACAGCAAAGCTTGCTACTACATTAAATAGTTCTTTTTTCATCGGTTAGCGTTTAGAATGGTTAAAAAATCTTCGGTGTTATCTAATGCTGTCTGAGTCATTTCCTCAGTAGCTTCAACAAGCAGCTGCTCTAGGAATAAAGCAAGTACCTCTGCGTTGTTTTCATGTGTCTTGATAAAGTCAAGGGCTCTTTCAAACTGTTTCATAACTAAATTTTTAAGTGTTAATACTCTGCGAAGATACACAAAGTTTCATATATGCAAACAATTTTGCATAATTTTCCACAAATTTAGAATGAGTCTAAATAAGAAACAAGCCTATAAGCGTAATAATCTCCGCAAAAATACGTCTATAAACTCACGATATTTGTTTACGCTTGTAAAGATATTCCTGATACTTAGTGAATACCAGGTGATTGATCTTATGATGTTTTTTACATTCTCTACATTGTAGCCAATGATGTACAGTGCCTGCAGCAGTAACTACTTTTTTATTGTATCGGAAGTTAGCAGCTCCACATTCAGGGCATTCATACTTTTCACCTCCATGCTGTACTGCATAGTTATGGTTAACAATGGCATAGCTATTGAGTTTCTCAAATACTGCCTCAAGTACCTCAACATCCATCTTACAATAGGCCACCATCTTATCAAGTGCCTCCTGGTCTTTGCGAAATACTATATCTTTCCACAGGTCAAGCCCCCCTGTTTCCATCTTAGCACCTACCTTGAGTAGCTTAGCTATGTAGTCAAGCTTGTTGCTATTAAAATTGAAGTACTTTTTAGCCCATTTAAGAGTGTCTATGGTCTTAGGTGATGGCATAAACTGAATACCATGGAATAAAGCTCTTGTGCGTATCCATTTGAGGTCAAACCTATCCCCATTGTGAGCTACAATTTCATCCGCTTGAGCTAGAACCTTGACAAATTTCTCAATCATTTGCTTATCACTCTGACTTTTGGACCATGTTAGGCTGTGAATTTCATCCTCACCCTCCCATTTATAGCAGATGCATATGATTGCACGTTCATGAATAATATCCTGAGGTTGGATACTTAGGTTGTATCCTGTTCTCCAGAATACTCCGACATTGAAAGATGTCTCAATGTCGTAAAAAAGTCTTTTTCTCATAGCTTAAATAGCAGGGCAATCCTATCTAGCAGCCCCTTTTGAATTAAAAAACGGAGCAATATACCAAAAATAAACGCAACAATCACAGGCCACCATAGTATTTTATACTTAACTACCTCTTTAGCTTGAGCAGTTTTATAGATAGTCTTACCTCGTATCCTTTCAACCCTTGTTTTATATCTATACTCAATCCTTGTTTGCCATCTAGTTTTTGGTACGTACACATTATTGAATTGTATCACCGTATCCTTGGTGGTGTAGAATTTCTCCCATACAATAGTGTCATTTTGTATCACTGGAATGCTGTCAACTGTAGTGATACGGATGGTGTCACTATCCTGTACTACTTGCAGTCCATTCTTTAATGCTTTTTTGTAGTGCCATTGAGCTCGCTTAGGAGCTGAGCAGGATGTCGCAAATATAGTAGAAACTAGCGACAAAATAATTATTGAAAGTCTCATGTGCTATAGGTTTTGAAGCATTGATATCATTCGGGGGCATGGGTAAATATCTGCCTTGTCTTTTCTCACACTGTTGTGCGTGTAGATCCCTGCAGTACCTTTGAATGCCTCTTTATCTATGGCAAATATCTCTGACCGGTACGTCTTAGGAATGTCATAAGTATCACACAGGTACTCCACCAACTGCCGAGTGCTTTCAATCTGCTCATCCGTATATTTGTACCAATGGATATTGCCTTTGTAGGGTGTATCTAATGTGGTTACCATTGACGGGTCCACTACTCCCTTGACATAATTGTAGTACTTACCATCTTTGAGCTTCAATGGACCCCAATTACATACCTCAATACCTACACTTAGCTTGTTTAAGTTTTGATACTTGAGTCCATGAGCTGAGAAGTCCTGACTATCTATGCCAAGGTGATAAGCCCAATGCTTAGAGCTGAAGCACTGTACTATTGTACCTCTTTCACCTATTACAAATGCAGTAGCAATCCTATCTGCGTTACTATTCCACCAACGTGATACAGCTACAGCATTACCATTGCCTGCAGTATGGTGTAAATAGATTTGTTTTTTCTCAGACTCCTCATGGAAGTACTGAGCATTAGATAGGCGTTCCTGTAATATCTTGCTTGTGTCTAATTTCATCCACCTCTTTTTTAATATCCTTAGCTCTAGCAAAAAGATTTTTCATTGACTGCCATAGGTCAAGCCCTTTTACTGCTTTGTAGTTTTCGTTTATGCTCATCACCTCAATGGATACCAGGATGAGTGCAAGTACCTTAGTGAGCAGTAAATCTACAGAAAAAAACTGCAGGATGATATGGTTAAGAATGAATTGGTCAATCATGTAGAACATGATAACGGTTACCTCATAGAGTAACATCTTGCTAATGATTGCAGATAACCCCCTGCTTGTGATTGGTACCTTGCGTTTAATGCTTTTCCATACCCCTGTGATAGTATCAAGTACGATCACAAAGCCTACCAAAAACAATAAACCTGAAATAGGCATTAAGAATGCACTAATGGTTGCCAATAGTTTTATCCAATTGGCTTTCATTGTAGCTAGTAGTATGGTGAGCTGTGACTTCATTACAAGATTAGGATGCTGTTATTGTACCCATTCTCAAGGAAGTTACCACACATACCTGTGCAAGTTAGCTGATAAGGTGTAATACATGAGCAATGGTTAAACATTGGTCTAAGGTCAGTATCCATGTTGGTAGTGGATATGAATATAGGGAACAAGTTTTTGTTAGCTAATAGCCATCTAATTAGACGTTGCTCAAAGAAACTAGCTTTCTGTGCATAGTGTTCCATCCCAAAAGCTACCTCATTCCTGGATACGCTTGCTGAATAATCTCCGTTTTGAGTCTGAAGTCCTTTGTTTTTTAACTGATACGTCAACCCAAATACAGCATCCTCTGCACTCCTCCATGCAATGACCGGCTGAATGAACTCAACTAGGTCAATCTCATCCGGTGTAAGTGTCTGATTGTTGTAAGCAGCAAGCATGTGATTGTAGAACGTGGTACCTAAGATAGGCTGAATTCTCAATGCACTCTGAGTTGCTATGTATGGGGTCACATCAGTCACATCTACATTGGCTGTGATGGGTGTGTTTGTTTTTAGGTAGGTTTCAGTGATAAAATATAACATTACAATGCAGGTGTTTGTGCTGCTGCGTTGGCAGCTGCTTGTGTAACATCTCCACCATCTACAGGAGGCAATGAAGCAAGTGCTCTAATCTCATTGATGGTCATGGTCTCAAGTACTTTGGTAGCTACTAATGGACTCAATGTGTTCAATGCATCATTAGTCTTAGAACTTTCACCCTCAAGCTCCACGATGGTCTCATTAATGATTTGAAAGTTATTGATTGTGAACTCAGCAGGGATGCGAGCAATGGTTAGTATCTCCTGAAAGATAGTCACTACTTGTTGACGTAGTTCCATCACCACGTTTTTCTCAAATATCACATAGGCTTGCTTGATATCACTACCATTACCCAAGCTACCTGTGGTACGGATACCCATTAGGATAGGGTCAATGGTATGGCTAAAACAAATCTGCTCAGTATTCAATGCAGATGCCTCATGAAATAGCTTGTCATTGGCATTAGTAGGTAGGCTTTCAATCTTTGGTAGTTGGTCCGCACTATTAGCAAAGAATGCAACTGCCTTACCTGCATTGGCTGCACCTTTAAGACGGTCAATAGTTTCCTTGATCATGTGTTTTTCCTCCTCAGACTGTGGTCTCTTAGGGAACATCATAGCAAAGGATGGGAACACACTATTTTGAATGTTGCTTTTTGCGAAGTAAGATAGCTCGCCACTTAAAAAAGCAAAGTTCAATGCACTTGTATAGGTAGGTAGTGAGTAGTAATCTTGACCTACTGACTTAACTTCGTAACAATATAGCTGTACTTCATCTGTACAGGTGATATGATAAGGCTTAATTCTTTCAGTATCTATCCTGGTACTCCAATCATCAGATAAATAATAGTACTTTCTGCATGGTGATACCCTTACTTTCTCCGGGGATACATTCTCAATCTTAACTAATTTCTTTTTCTCACCAAAATATAGCTTGAAGTACACACGATTGTGGATGATTAGCTGCTTAGTCACAGCCTTAACAGTGTGCTTGAGGTTTGCTTTCTTTTCAAAGGCAAACATGTCTAGCTTTTCCTGAGGTGTGAGCTTATCTGTAGTAAGATTAAACCCTCCACCAATTACAGCATTGGTCTTAAAGTCAACAATCGCACCATGTAAAGGTGAGCTGTAGTACATTTGGTTTAGCATCTCAGGATATAGGTTACCCTCACCAAATCTAACCCATGACTCCTGCACATATCTGCCATTCACATAGGGCAATGTCAAGTTACCTCTTCCTACCGGTAGGAATGGGGTGCTAAATGATTGATACCCCTCCACCATTTCGGGGCCTTTTGGTTTACTGTTAAATAGTCTTTCGTACCAAGCCATAGTTAGTCATATATTGATGTACCTGCAGGACCACTGACCACAAGCCTACCCTCTTCAATGACTACACCTGTAGTTTGTGCTATTGAAAGAGGCAGAACGAATGGGGTTGAGCTCTCATATACCTGGTAAGTGTACTGACCTTTTAAGAGTGAGATATCTGTAGGCTCATCTAGAGTAAACAGGTTGTATCTTTCAGGCCATGCACTTGTATCAGCAGATGTAAAGAGCTGTGGTGTGCTAGTGGTATTCATTTCATTAGTGAATACAAACAAATAGTGTGGTGTACTAACCGTAGTTACCTCGCTAAGAGTCAACACGAACTGATTAATAACACCTTGATCTAAGTATATCACACCTATATTAAATTAGGTTTGTCAAATGTTCATAAAAAAAAGCCCCACCATGTGGCAGGGCTCTAATATAGAGAGGTAGAATTGCTTATTGAACTCCGATATTTGCTAAATCATTAGCAGTCATATCAATGTTGTAAGCTAAGTAAGGGTTCTCAGCTACCAAAGTAACTGTGTATTTTGAACCATCAGCTCTAGCTGTACCTGAACCCTCACCTGTAGCAGATAACTGCAAGTATGGGAAGTACCAATATAAGCCATTAGCATCTAAGATGATTGCTGTTAAGTATTGCTGTCCTGTTCCTAGGATTTTAATAGCACGAGACTTATCAGCATCTCTTCTGTGGAATACTAAGTTAACTGTCTGAGTTACAAAAGAGCTACCATTAACTAGGTCAATAGTGCTATCCTCTGTATAGTTTGATGTGTTTCTACGTACCTCAAATGGTTGGAATAAATCACCACTCGGTATTAAGGTGATACCTGTAATTTGCCAGGCATTTGCACCAGTTACTGTAGATGGGTCAGCAGGAGTGATAGAAGCTATCTCATCCTGTGTATTAATCCAAACACCATAGATACCACCAATGTTGTTTAAACATGGTTTTACGATTGTCTCAAGAGATTGACATGTAGCCATTGTGTTAAAGTATTAAAGAGCCCCCTTGGTAGAGGGCTCAGAGTTATTTATTAAGAGTAGAAAACAATTTCAGCAGGGTTAACAAAGTTGAAACCTACTTTCATGTTAGCACGTGTACGGATGTAAGGCTCAGCTACAGTATCAGCTAAGTTAACAGCACGTAAATCAGAGCTATCTCCCTCAGCATCGAATGCATAGATAAGGTTATCTTTCAAAGTCCAAACAAAAGTGTTGTTAGACATACCTGGACATACTACAATCTTAACACCTAAGAAAGTCAAAGACAAATCTTGAGTGATGTAAGCTTGAGTGTTACCTGAAGCTACTCCTAATCGGTAGATGTTAACCAATTGAGTAGGCATGTACAAACGTAAATCAGCTGTACGTGTAGCAATAGTTGCAGGAAGTAAAGCAAAAGCAGCAGATAAAGCAGCCTCTAATGCAGCAAAGTTAGCGATTGTACCTGAACCACCACCGATAACTGCAGGGTCAGCAGCTAACAACTTCTCATAACCATCACACAAAGCAAGTGTAGGGTTTAATGAAGTTGTATCACCTTGCCAACGGATAAGCTCGATATCTCCGTTAATTTTGTTAGCCATCTCACCCCAATAGAATGACATGAAAGATGCAACAGAGAAATCTCCGTTTGAACCTTTTGACATTTGAAGAGCTAAGAAAGATTGCTCTAAGTCAAACTGACAAATCTGAGCCATTGCAGAAAGTGCACATACGTCAATTTCTTTAGCATCTAGGTCATCAGATGGTGCAGTGAATGCACAAGTAGATGGTTGTAAGATGTTACCAAAAGTAACGCTAGCTAATTTAGTTTTGTACTTTACACCTGGCAAAGAACGGTAGTTATCAGCAGTATCCTCAGACAAATATGCCTTAGAATAGAATGCCTCTGGGTTAGCAGCTAATAAAGCTGTAGGATCTACTTGTAGATCGAATTTTAATTTACGCATTTTATTTGTTGTTTATGAATTTGTTTACACTAGAAAATCTTTGTTGTGCACTTAAAGTCACAGCCTCAGCCATCTCCTCATCCTCTACCTCTACAGATAGAACTTCCTCTAATTGATTTTTAAGGTCAGCAATCATAGCAAGTAAAGCATTCATTTGCTCATCCATTGCAGGCTTAACTATAGCAAGGATAGCCTCTGCATCAGCTACAGGGTCTACTGCCATTGTTGTTTCCTCTGCAGGAATTTCTGCTGTTACTTCCTCTTCGATAACAGTATCTTCTAGAGCTACTTCCTCAGAAGCCTCTACTTTCTCAACATCTTTTACTTCAACTACTTTACCATCTTTGATGATATAGATTTTTTCGTTGATGATGTGCTCGCCATCTGGCAACATTAACTCATTCATTTTTGTTTTATTTTGGGATTGTTTTTGCTCGTTTAATTTCATGCCTAAGTATCCCTCAATAGAGAAACCTATCTGCTCCTGTGCTACAAGCTCAGCATAGTACTCTTTGTCAGTTACCTGAGCAGTTACCATTAGCGTACCCTCAGGCACTTCAATGCCAAATGATGAGTATGCCTTATCCTTTTTTGGGTTGTCTACTATCCATGCCTCAAGTACATAGGCAGGAACTGTCTGAGATTGGTCATGCTCCAGGTTAAATAGGTCTCGGTTGACCATCTGCTGCATGAATTTTCCATGAATTTTCTCAATCTCCTCTTTGGTAAACTTGACATTATACTCCTCATCTGTATCCTCATCAAAGCGATAGATCTCCATAGGTATCAAAGCAGGTGCAGTTACTCTATATTTGAGCTCATCCGTAAAGAATAAAGCCTTAGCCTGAGAATTGAATGCCATCCCTTTGACCTTAATGGCAGGATTGGATGTGAATGCTATCTGTTCAATGCCTAAGTCCTGTCCGTTTTCAGCGTATTCAGGGTCAATAGTAATTTTGTAAGTAGGGATATCTTTTTTAGCCATCTACCTATATTAAAAAAAACGTATATTTGTTCAAAAAATTAACTATGATAACTATCTTAAACAGGGAAATTCCTAACCAACTTGAAGAGCTCACCATTGAGCAGTTCGAAGTCATTACTGAAATCAATAACAATCAGGAACTTGACCCCATTGATAAGCACCTCCAGGTGTTTGCTTACCTTGGCATCCCTGAGTCTGAGTTTTGGGACTATGATGTGGCTGATTTTGTAGGGATGGTCAAAGAATTTAACTCAGCAGAACGCAAAGAGTACCCGGTAGTAGAAGAGCTAGAGATTGAGGGCTACATCTACAAGGCACAAATGAAGTTAACTGTACGTGATACTAAGATGATTGAGAAAGTAGCACTAAGAAAAGAGAAAGGATATATCTCTGAGATGCTAGCCATCATGTTCAAACGTGAGGACCTTACACCCACTGAGCACTACACCGATGCACATATCAAGCAGAAAGCAAAGCTCATCCGTAAATTGAATGCTGCTATCTCCATTCCATATATGATGTTTATCGCACAGAAAATAGGACAACAAGCTAATGATCAAGCTACCGAAGCAGTGGAGCCAAGTAACGCTTGAGCAGTTCATTGAGTTTAGTCAAATAGATAGAGAACAGGGAGCCTACCACTACAACAGTGAGGCTCTCTCTATTTTATCGGATGAGCCTATTGATGTGATTGAGGACCTTGACGTGGATGAGTTAGCAGAACTTGTTAACGAGTCTAGATGGTGTACCTCTGAGCCATCCAAAAGATACAAGCATGAAGTGCTAGGGTTGACTCTTAAGCCATTCAGTAAGCTAACTTTATACGAGTACATTGACCTTGACTATTTCTTTAGCAATAACTACATCACAAATCTTGATAAGGTATGTGCTATCCTGTACCGGCAAACTAAAGTGAATGAATGGGGTGATGAAATCATGGAGCCTTATGACTTTGACTGCAACATTAGAGCTGAGAAATTTCATGACCTACCTATTACAGATGTGTATGGAATAATACATGAGTTCCTGAAGTTCAGGGATAACTTTCTTAAGACCTATGAAAACTTATTTACCGGTGATCTAGATACTCCACTCACTGATGAAGAGAAAGCTAACATGGACCCTGAGGAAATTAAAGAAATTGAGAAAGAGCAAACTCAAGTAAAGTGGTCATGGGAGCAAACCATCTATGGCTTGACTAATGGGGACATAACTAAGAGTGATAAGATAGGTGTCCTACCACTCGTTTATGTTTTCAATATCTTGTCTATGAAAAAAGAGTTAGACATCTAATGGGAACCCTGGAGTGAAGCCTGGAGGTGGGTCAACTGCCTCAAATGTGTACACAATTTTCTGCTGTTTCTCAAGCACCTCAACAGCCTCTACCAATGGATATTTTTTAGTTAACCATTCAGTGTACTGTCTATAGATTTCTGCTGTGATACCTGCAGCGTTTAGCTCCTCAGTAAATTGTGCAACGAAATCTCTAGGGGTGATCACTCCACCATTCCAAAGAAACGCACCATTGTTCAGGAATATAAAGTAGTACATTGCTACTATTTGTATCTCTAACTTTTGGAAGCCTGTTATCTTGGCATTGATACGGATACTTTCTACAAGTGTACCCTCACCATCCACAACATCATTCCTGATTATTCTTTTTAGGATTGTAGCCATTCTCCTACGTGTAGGATATAGCACATTGAACTCCCCTGTGTTTGCGTATCTAGCCATTAGTTAATTCTTTATATATTTCCATTGTATCATCTACTAGAATGATACCCTTATCAGTTTCTACATGCAGCTGAGTATCACTAATCACCTCAATAGGTCCTGTAATTGTGTACTCTATTCCGTTTATATTAATCATATATCTGTACTATTACGCGTTTATGACCAAGGTTATCAGGTGTAGTGGTTGAATTTTGAACTGCAAAAATTAAGTAGTGATTAACCGCAGGGTTAAACGAATAAAGAGATATTGCACCTTGTACTAAATCCGAACTCACGCCATTACTTGGAGAATAACAAAATAAATTAGTTCCGTCAAAATAAAAGTTTCGTTCGAATCGTTGGTGGTAATTTGTACCAGACATCCCCGAAGCTGTTGCAATTTGTGTTGCACCACTCAATGTATTTGAAGTGTTTATATAAATTCTAGCAGTTGAAGCAGTTGTACCTGCGGTTTTCGTTAGTAAATTTTTAATGTAAATTGTGTTATTACTTACCAACGTATTTGCAGGTATCAATACGGATGCACTTATTTGATTGGTATTACCTGTTAGGTTGCTACCATTGATGCTAGTTAATGTCCTTGGGTTAGTAGTTAAATCTCCACTACCTAAGATTGAGTTACCATTGATTGTCTTGATGTTAGTACCACTTACTAGCGTATCTTGCTTAGCATTCAAGGCAGTCTGTAAATCTGTTTGACTAGATAGTGTTCCTGTGATACCTCCCCAGGTTGCACTACCACCCGATGCTGCTGCTATTATCTGAGCACCTGTAATGGCTGTGTTAACAGGTAAGCCACCCACTATAGAAGTACATTCTAGCAAGTCAGTTGGCTGTAAATTTCCTGTGTGAGGTGTAAGGTTAGGCCTCCAATCTCCCCACCATTTAGGTGCACTCATACCTATATTACTTTAAGCCTCCGAAATGTTTATTGTAAAGGCACAGCACAGTTGGTCCAATCATTCACCGTTAATGTGATGTTCATGACATAGCCTGCAGCGTAGTCAAGTAGATCGTTGTTCAATGGTTGGAAGTTAGGTACACCAATCACATCAAAGCTATAGTCATTGCTATAGGTGAAGTAAACATAAAGGTCATTGAGTATCTGTTGTGTATCGCTTAGGATTGTGATGATGTTAGCTCTATCCTTTTGGATGATGTCAAAGCAGTAGATGTCAAAGTTAAACTCTGACGTGTTATCTGCAGGGTTAACAGTTACCGGCACTATAAAAATGATAGGATACTTCTCATCCTGAGTAGCGAAGTTAAATAGCTGTTCCTTAAAGTCACTACCTACTTTCTTTACTTGTAGATGGCTATTGTAGAACTGCTCAATGTGGTCGATGATTGCTTGTAGTGAGTTCATTAGAGTTCAGCGTTTTTGTTTATTTTGGTTATCTTATTCTGTACGTTTGTTATTTGTGTCTCAGATACTACAGCTGTGACGGTCATAGAGCTGTTAGATGTACCACCTCCTGCACTCATCACATTGCCTGTGTTAGCTGAGCCAAAGAGCTGAGCACCTTGAGGTAC